CGTAAACTCAGGCATATCTTCAGTAAATAGGTCGGTCTGCGCTTTTGTTATAGCAGCTAGCCCAGAAAGTGGCGCTTCTTCTGCGCTTTGTTTTTCTTCTACCGCTCTAGCAATAATAGCTTCTTTTTCTTTTGCGCGACGTGCCGCTACTTCTTCATTCGTAGGAGCAAAAGAATTATCTTTTGGTGGGTACAAGTTTGACTGCGCTGTGCTCGCTAGCCCTGCTTCTTCTTTTACTTCTTCTGTCAGTTGAGGTAAACCTGCTCTTGCCCTTCTACGTACCGTACCTTTTGAAACTGGTTCTTCTTCAATAATTGGCCTACCTAACGGGGTGAAGCCTTGTTCTGCCATCAAGCGTTTGAACTCTCTGCCCTGCTCCATAGCGGAAAGTCCTTTCCCTTGGATGGTGCTTCGTAGGAAATCAGCTAGCGCGTCTGTGCTTAACCCTTCAGGTACTTCTACTGACCCTTCATTTTCTGACCCATTAGCAAATGCAACAATACCGCCGCCAGCTAGTTTGACTGGCTGTGCTTGGCTCATAACGCCTTGTGCCATTTGTTGTGCGCCAGCCTGTGGCATCTGTTGTGAAGCGCCTTGTGGCATACGTGGGCCACCTTGAGATATACCTTGTTGTGCACGGGCTACTGTGTCTGCTTCGCTTGGGCCTACGCCCATTTCTTTGGCGGCTTGTTGGCGGTACTCACCCATCAACCCCTGCTGCATTTGATCTTTGATCGTCGCAGGGTTGCCTTGCGCTTGCATAGCTTGGTTGCGCTTTACTGCATCAAGATCTTTCTTGAGCTGCTGCATGGCAAGCAAATCGACCAGTTCTTTGGTCATGTTGGCACGCTTTTCTAACCCTTGCATGTTACCTGCGTAGGCGTCTTTCGTACGTTCGATCTGACTGAGTGGGTTATCTAACATGCTCTAACCCCCTCTCAATAATTTTTCAAAGTATGCTAAGACATCGCCTGACCCAGAAGTCAATTGATCCAAAGAAGATGGATCTACAAATGACCTAGACGAAGTTGATATTGGTAACCCATCTATCATCTGTCGCATAAAGTCTAGCTGTTCATATGGGTACTGTTGTTCTTGTTGATACTGCAAGTAGTCAGCAGTGATGCCTTCTTGCTCAATATCACGTTGAGTAGCCCCAGCAGTGCTCATATCACGTAATGCGCTTAGACCGTAGCGCCGGTCAGCTTCTTCTGCTGCGATTCTGCGGCGTTCCTGCTCATTAAACTGCTCACGTTCTCGCTCTTGCCGCTCTACTTCACGTCGAGCTTCTTCGTTTGCCTGTAGTCTACGGCGTTCATCGAACTCAGAGAGTCGTCCAGCTTCTACATTGAACTGACCACGGCGTGCATCTTCTGCTAACCGCTGCATTTCTTGTTCTCTATTGAACTGTTCCTGTGCCTGACCAAACGCTTCTGAGTACCCTCTGCCTGTAATATCTGCAAGCTGCGTTCCCAGATTACGTCCGCCCTCTGCTTCCATAATAGCTTGGCGCGAACCACCAAAAGCACCGGCACGGGTCAATCTACCAGCATCAGCAACACGACTAATATCCGCTTGGCGACGTGCTTCGCGTAGTTGCGGCTCTAATGCAGCTTGTAGGTAGGGGTTCATGTACTGTTGGGCGGAACTAGCGGTAAACGATCCGGGTGTATACCCTGCTTCGTAACCTTGTCCTGCTGCGCTACCAAAACCAAACGTACCGCCAGCGGTCATGTCACCACCGAAAGAGGCTATGCCAGTTTGTTGGTTGGGATCTAACCCTGCGTAGCCAGAAAAAGCCATATCTTGTAGGCCGCTAGCACCGGCAGTGAGTGGGCCACCGTAGGCTTCATAGGGCTTATCAGCAAGTGCGCGTGCCTTACCAAGCATCTCACCGACATACGGGCCAGCGAATTTAGTTAGTCCTTCTGACGTACCTGATTCTTGTCCTACGTAGTCAACCATAACTTATGACATCCTCTTGGATAACATCGCAAGCACTTGATCTGCGTCGATGTTTTTCTGTTGTTTCGGTGTGCCTGTGGCTTTCTTACGTACTGTGGACATGAAATCGTCCAGTGCTGCGGCACCTGCATCAGAATTACCGTTACCTAGTATAGCGACTAAATCGGCAGGTAACACATACTCACCGTGACTCAAACGCGCCTCTTGCACGCCATCAATATCGCCGGGAACTAGGTCTGCTTGCCCGTCCGAATCACCTTGTAGGTAGCCGCCATCTTCAAGCACTTGACCACCTCCCATAAACCCTGCTGCTTGTGCTTTAGCTTTAGCACGAGCTTCTTCAACAGACATAGGCTGCTGGCCTTCAGGCTTCTTGGCATACATGGTGTCAGAGAAATAGCGTCTACCACCACTGCCGGGACGACGATCTGTATCGTCTCTACCTGTAACTTGTTCTCGTATAGCAGTGTACTCGGGGATACTACCTTCGTAAGCATTGCTAGGTATTTTAGGTGACGTATACCCTCTATCTTTAAGAAAGCTAGATATAGCTAATGGGCCTAATAGCTCAAGTAACCCGCCAGCACCACCAGACCCTTTGCTTTTTGGGAAAAATTGGCTTAGAACACCACCTACCCTGTCCATAAATGTAGGGTCGTAGTCGTTTTCTTTTGTACCCGCAAGAAAGTCAAGTATGTCTTGAGTATCCCTATCACCCCGATCAAACTGAAAAAGATCCAACAGCATATCGTCAGACCCATAATAATTTGGTTTTGGATTTTGCACAGAAGTTACTTCTGACCCATCGCCCAGACTAAAATAGTTTCCCAAAGACGTAGAATCATTAGCAGATGTACCGCTCATGTATTCCCTAGCAATATCACCATAGTAGTCCGCCATCACTTGCCTCCAACTATACGTAGTAGCTCGTCAAGATTACCATAAGAACTTCTGACTGCACCACCATTTGCCATGCCACTACCTGTAATGCCAGCTAGGTACGCGGCTACAGGGTCTACTTTCCTATATCGCTCTTCGCCAAGGTCAACTATATCCGCAGTGCGTTCTTGAATTATACGAGGTGCTGAACGTCTTGTTAGCGGTGTTGATGGTGTTGATGGTGTTGACGGTGCTTGTGTGGATGCAGGTAAATTTACATCTGATAGGTCTACATCTGGTGCAGCTTCTACTATGCTCTCTACTAACTCTTTTACTGGTTCTATAATTACGTCGTCTACAGTAGAGCCTATTGCCCGTACTGCGTCTTCTACTACAGGTGCAGCGTCGATTAGGGGGTCGACTATCGGCTTAACAACGTCCTCTATTGCTGAACCTGTAGCCCTTACTGCATCTTCTATAAGTGGTGCTTTATCTACTACTGCACCTGCTACGTCTTCGATTACGTCAACCACAGGCTCTGTTACGTCACCTAGTACCTCAACCGTGCCTTCTACGAAACCCTTAACAGGTTGTAGGATTGCGTCGTCAAACATGCTGCCCGAGGCTTTAATAACATCGCCTATCATTTTGATGAACTCGGGTGTTTTTACGTTACTAGGCGCTAATGCACCACCTTCCATGATGTACTCGCCAAAACCTCTAGCTATAGCATCGCCAAAATCGGTGCCTTTTGTTAACTCGATCTGAGTTTTAACAAGCCCTGCAACAGCATCATCTTGGTTTATGTTGTATCCCTCTAAAAACTTCTCATTCAGCCCAACTTTGTCCATCGCCGCTGTAGTAAATTTAGGGCCGAACGTAGCAACCGCAGCGCCTGCTATGTTTCCATCTATCGCAGCATCTACAAATTTAGCTCCTTGCACTACCTTACCAAACGTATCGGCAGTTTTTGCAGCGGCGTTTGCGGCTTCTATTAGTGCAGGGTCTGGTGCCGCAGCGCCCAAAGTAAATGCGCCTTGTCTTGCTTTATCTGCTAGCCCCGCTGCATTTGCATTAAGTCCTTTAGCGAACCCTCCTACACCACCAAGAGCAAAGGATTTTAGAATGTCGTTAGTATCCCCGCCTGTAGCTGCGGTAATACCGGCTGATGTTGTGCCGTAGGCTAATGCAGAGCCAGCAGCAGACGTACCACCGCCAAATGCAGCCGTACCAGCCAGTGCTCCACCGCCAACAAGCGATAAACCTACAATAGCGGCTACCTTGAGTGCGTCTTTAACAGAGCTGTCTTTGACTTCCTTAGTACGTATTTCACCGAAAGTCATAGGGTCATAGAGGTAGGTAGACCCGTCTTTTGTTTGCCGTACCGGCTGCACACCATATTTGGCGTACATAGACTGAATCATAGGGTCGCGTTTGTATGCTTCTAACAATGCGTCTTGGTAGTCCAAACCTTCAGTGGCTTGTAGGTAGGGTATAGTTTCGGCAAGTACAGGCTTGATAAGTGACTGAAACTCGGAGATCTGTTCTTGTGAAGCGTTTGTATGCTCTTCGTAGTTACCACCAAAGTTCTTAATATCTGATGCAGAACCACTAGGCACAACGTCAAACCCATAGTAGTTACTTAAGGCTGCCGCAGTATCTGTACCGCCGGTATTAGCTATAGAGCCATAGGCAGATCGAATTACATCCTTGTCTGTACCAACGCCGCTCTTTAAGCCTTTCAAATACTCGGGGGCACCTACCTCAGATATGTATTCGTCAGGGGTAAATGCGAACACATCACCACGTTTGCCCGACAAATACTGACTTCCTCTGGCTTTACCATCCGTTGTATCTCTAGCCGTTATTGCTTTTTTATCTGTTTCTAGCGGCTCTAATACACTACCCCTGAACATCATGTCGTAGAAATCATCTACTTCGTCTACATCGTCTATAACGTCATACACATTCTTGTCAGCGGCACCTAATAGCGTGTCTTTGTACGACTGAATGGCACTCTTGGGTGTTGTTGGCCCCCTTAGCTGTTCAGCCAACCCCGGCGCATATGTTGATATCTCACGTAGCTGTTCTGGAGTCATGTTCTTAGTCATGGCCCGCATGTTTTTTAGGGCGTCAGCAGCTATCGCTGGGTCTGCCATCGGCTTAGGTGTTGAGGTTACAGGCTTAGGTGTACTTGATCTGAGTTCAGGTGGCGCAGAAGAACCTAGCACTGGCGTAGGTTTTGGTGTTGTGGGTGTGGGTGGTGGTGCCGCAGCAGGTCGTTTAGTTCCCGGAGCACGCTTATCACCACGTTTTGCAGCAGTGCCCACAGGCATAACAGGTACGGGTTTGCGAGTTGCCGCTGCTTTTTCCGCTGCCTTACGTTGAGCTGCTTCACGCGCTGCTGCATCTGCCGCTGCTTTTTCTGTTGCCTTACGTTGAGCTTCCTGCCTAGCTAAAGCATCTCTTCTAGCAGCCGCTGCCTCTTCTTGAAATCGGCTAGATGTTCTAGGTGCTACGACAGGTGCAGGTTTAGGTGCAGGAGGTGTAAACGCAGGAGCAGGTCTAGGTGCTACGACAGGTGCAGGGGGTGTAAACGTAGGAGGGCTAGGAGGGCCATAACCCTGTATACCAGAGGCCTTCATGCGTGCTTGTATTTCTTCTTGGGAAGGTAGGTTGAAGTTGTTAAACGCCCCTAACCCCATACCACCAAAACCACCAAAACTGCCTATCATTGCTGCACCTAATTCGCTATCAAGACGCCTTGGAACGACGCGCCGATTTGGTTGTTGGTATTGCTAGTTACAGCGCGGCACTCTATATCCGTCTTTTCTGGTATAGCCAGAGGAAACTCAAAATCTATGACTAGCTCATTGCTCTGCAATACATTGATGAACTTAGTCCTAAATACATTCGACCCAAAATCTCTAGTATTAAGTTTGACGGTAGCGTAGTTATTAGCCTGCGATATAGCAGCGGTAAATATAAGGTCATCTAGGTATAACGTATGAGAGGCGGGCACGGTATAAACCGCCATCTGCGTCTGGTTACCATCGGTTATGCTCGCATAAATAGTACCTGTAGGTACCCCAGAAGACACTCCAGTAGCTGCGACATAGACAGTACCCGCAGCAGTGCCCCCTGACCCCGCAGTAGCAACAAAAGCGCGATTAATGCGTATCCAGCCAGAAGCGTCACCAATCTGCACTTGGGTCTGCCCGTTCATGCTTACAGTAACACTCTGAACAGCGTAATTTTCGTCTAAGCCTTCTACAGTAACAGTCTGTGCACCTGTACCTGCGCTAGTGTCTGCGGTGCTGGAACTGCTGATAAACGCCGTAAACGCTGCGGCAGGCCATACTACGTCACCCCCCTGTGACCATACTGTTTCCTCAGTACCATTTATGTCTGGATTATACCCAAACTTATACACAGAAGAGGCACCGGTAACTTGGCCTTTAGATACTTGTAACTCATACGGTTCTTGGGCTGCCATAGCGTCTCTCAGTGCTTGGTCTAACTGGTTAAAGTATATACGCAGTACGTTGTTAAACTGCTCGAACGCCTGTTGGTCATACCCCTGTGGAGGTGTCGGTAGTCTGGGGGCTACAAAATCTATGTCGGCAGCCATTACCGTCTACCATCAGGACGTATATCTATACGTGGCGTACCCAACTGCCAAGCTACACCTACATCACCAGACTGTACTTTTATGGATAACTGCCTACCGCGTACGCGAGTGTTAATCTGTGACGTATACGCCTCAATAGGTACGATAGCAGAACGAGTCACTGCTGCACTGTTAGTTCCGCCCTCTGACAACGGGCTATTGTACCCAGAACCAGATGACTGTAGAGGTAACAACTCCATAGTCACATTAGGACTTTCGGCAGTAGACCCATCGAAAGTCACATCAGGTAGCACTCTTTGTATAAACGAGAACCTATCGCCGTCGTCTATATCAAACTCAGCGGACGTTATGTAGGCATCTATGGCTTCGTCAGCACCGGCCTCATTGCTGTCTACACCCTGCTCGTGGTTGACCAGCCTGTTTGTATAAGTTGCGGCCATAGGGTACTCGCGTAACCCCGAATCAATCCATGCACTGCGGGCCATAGTGCCGAAGTACCAGATATCCTGTTCGTGGTTGTAGACCACATACTTATCTACAGTCGTGGAGTTAGCGGAGCAATAGAACCACCAAATTTCGCCAAAACCTTCGTTTGTCGCAGCAAAAGCCTGCTGGGCTTGTTCAAAGTTGAAGTCGTTAAAAACGTGCCGTTTTAAGTCGCAGCGTAGTGTGCTAACGCCACCGTCGTAGCGGTAGAAGGAATCTCTACCCATCCAATAAGAAACACCATCGGAGTACGCTACAGCGCGTGAAGATGCTATTGACAGGTTAGAGCCAAGTAACTGCGTACCCCAAACTATGGTACCCCCTACATACTGCATTGCGTACAGGGCAGAGTCAGTCCAAACCAGTATTTCTTGGCGCGACTGGATTGCAGTTACGATCCTAGAGCCATTAGATAGCCGTATATCACCTGCTTGATTAGTTGCCGCAGGTGTCCAGTCAACCGCATTTTCTTGGTCTGACCATCGAATAAGCATGGGGTCTAGGGTAGTAGTGCCTAACGTGTTAGTACCAAAGCAAAACACAAATCGACTTATGTCAGACACAAGTATGAAGTTCTGTACGACAGGGACGTTAGAAGCTCCAGTTTTAGTAGAAAGTTCTACCGCAGGTGTGGTCAGCGCATTGGGGTCGGAAACATCCCAGTAATATACTCTACCCCCACGAGGGCCAAAGATAAGGTCTTGCCCAAAATTAGATTGGCTCCAAACCCGTAAGGACTCTTCTGGAGGCTGTCCGTTACTCCATGTACCCAATCCCCAACCACCTGCACCCCAGCCTGCTAGCGGTACTTCGACTTCTGGGCCGATGTTTATTTGGTATTTTGCCGTTACGGAGCCGCCACCAGTAGCACTCGCTGTGGCTGCACTATCCGCTTCTATGGTATATGTGTTCCCAGACCCGTATGTAATCTGAAACTCACCATTTAGTGTAAGCCCGCCTACAGCAGATGCCCCACTAAAAGTTACGAAATCCCCATTTATATAGCCGCCAGCAGCATCAGTCACAGTGACAGTGGTAGAACCGTCTACAGTCTCAAATGGGTTGGTGAGAGACACTCCTGCCGGAGTACGTTCTGGAGTTACATCGTAGTAAACCCCACCCAGTTCTATATAGAACTTCAGGTTTGTACCTACACCCAAGAACTTCTCGTTTGCTAGCGTCACCCACCCAAACAAGGAACGGGCTACACCAAGGTACGTAGTGAGAGATATAATCTGCCAACCACCAATTTTTTCCGGTAACCCACCACGAAATCTAATTTTATCGCAGTCGAACCAGCCCTCTTCAGCCGCATAACGAGTAGTCTCGCGGTTGACTCCGGGGCGGAATAGCAGCTTACGCAGCGGCATTATCTATATTCGCCTGTACGAATCATCTCAGTCACCTCTACAGCACGGTTGCCGACTTGTTTAGCCCAACGGCTATCCATAAACTCATCAGCGGCGATGTCAAACTGCTCCCGAGACATAGCTTCCAGAGCTTTAACAAATCCGCGCAGCCGCGTGATGCCTAGATTGAAGCACATATCGACCATTGCGTCACGTCTAGCTTGGTTTAGCCCGCCGTACCAGTAGTACGCATCTTGTAGTTCCTCGTGGCAACGCTTCAGGTCATTGCTTAGTAGGTAGTCAATCTCATCGGGAGACAGCCCCAAGCCAGACTCTGAGATGTTTCGGCCTACGCCTATGGTCTCAAAACCCGCAGTACACAAATACACCTTAGACTTGACGCCTTCATGGCGCTTTACCATCTCAACTAGATCACCCATTCTTGTCCCCATCAGACTGTGATGCACCGAAGTAGAAGCTGATGATACTACTGACAATGCCTCCCAAGTAGCCCAAGACTAGATTGATAACGGCGTCTGAATTTTGGTTGGGTTCCTGTATCGTTACCATGAATATATAGCTTCCGAAAAACAGTACACACATTACGGCGATTAGTCGTGCAGTCCAGTCACCACTAAACCTCTTACGCGCATCCTGCGTATCGGCGGTCTGGAGGGCAAACACATCAACATCTAGTTCCTTCATACGAACTTCAAAGTCTAGTTCTGCTTGTTTGATTTCCGCCAGTTGTTCGGGTGTAGCGTTCTGCACCGCTTTTTCTAATGCCTTTGGTTCAGGGTCACAACCAAGCACAGACGCGATTACGGAAGCCGCTGTACCCCCTAGAGGGCCACCTAGAGCTTGTCCCAGTGTGGGGGCTAGCCCACCAACAATGTTTTTTATAGCTGCAAATTTCATATTAGTCCCACGTCTTTGTGTTGGCTGGCACCCGTTTCGGTATGCAATAAGCCGTTATGTTTTCTTGCATTTGGTAGCGGTTGTTTATCTTGGTTTTACCTGTACTGACGTAATACGCAAACGTGTTACACCGTGTGATGTCCCGAAAGTAAAACTCGTCAGCTATTGGCTCACCGTTTACCACCACAACCAGCAAGAAGGCCATCATTTTCTTGTCAGCCAACCTAGCAAAAGTGCCAGCGTCATAGGCAGGAGAAACAAAAGCACACCAGCAATAGCGGCGTATTCTTTAACTTCTTTCCAGAACTTCTTCTTTCTAGCCGCCGCTCTAGCCAACTCAAGCTGCTTTTGCTTACGGGCTTCCGCCATTGCCTGCATAGCTTCTTGGTATAATTGACCGTTACCACTTACGGTAAACAGATCCTTGATCTCACGCATGGTTTCTTGGATCTGCTTCTTGGCTAGTGCCGCCTTTACAGCATCGGCCTCGGACAGCTTACCCTCGTTCTGAGCGCGCTGTAGCTCTACCTCGGCACCACCTAACGCAGACAGAAACCCAGAGATAGACTGAATGTCATTAGTAGTCTCAGCGACCTGCTTAATCGCACTGGTAGCTGCATTTACGCCAGCTACAATCGCAGCGATTTCGCCAATCACTGTCAGC